CGGCGACATGGCCCGCCAGATCGTCACCCAGGCATGGCGCGCCCTCGCCCAAGAAGGCGCCACCGGCGGCCTCCTCATGCCCGCCATCATCGAAGTCCACGCCAAACAGGGCAAACGCCTGCGAGCCGAGCCGATTGCCCAGCTGTACTCGCGCGGCATCGTCCACCACGTCGGCGAGTTCACCGACCTCGAGGGGCAGATGGTGACCTGGCTGCCCGGCATGGACTCACCCGACCGCATGGACGCCGCCGTTCACGCCCTCACCGAGCTCGCCGACCCCGCCCAGGAAGGCCTCGGCACCCAGCACTACGCCGATCAACGCCTCCGCGGCCGCCGATAGCCGGGGGAACCCCACCGTCCCGCGCCCGTACTCTGTTGATCAGGCGCGGGGCCTGAAAGCGGGAAGGACTGCTGTGGGCCTGCGCGAAGTCGCAATTCACGCCTGGGGCTGGCTGCGCTACAAGCCGGTCTACACAGACGACCTCGGCATGCCCAACCGGCGCGCCTTCCCCGAAGCCGCCGCCATGTGGGTTCCCGAAGACGACCAAAAACGTCTCGCCGCCTACAAGGTGCTGGCCGCCTACGACAACAACCAGGCCGCCGAACTCGCCGAAGTCTCCGGCGACCCCTACGCCCGCGAGCGCCGCGAGTTCGGTGACCCGTCCGTGTTCGTCGACACCGCCATGGCGCACGTCCTCGGGCGGGAGCAGACCATCACCGTGCCCGGCGCCGAACACGACGGCGACACCCCCACCACCGACGAAGCCATGGCCGCCCGCGTCCAGGAACTCCTGCGCGACTGGGCCGAAGCGGAACTGTTCGGGATGCGCCTTCAGCAGTGCGAACGCAAGGCCGTCTGCCTCGGCGACGGCGTCTACCGGGTCGCCTGGGACCCCGGACGCGCCCGCCCCACTCTGCGCGTCCACGACCCCGGCTTCTACTTCCCCGTGATCGGCGAGGACGACGACGGCGGCGAATACCCCACCCGCGTCCACTTCGCCTGGGAGCTGCCCGAGAACCTCCAGCGCGGCCTCAAGCGCAGGATCCGCCGCATCACCTACGAACTCGACTGGATCCGACCCGCCACCGGATCCGGCGTCGACGAGAACGGGCGGGCCGTACGCGCCCCCCTGCCCAGCCCCGAACCCGTCGACGGAGAAGCCGACCCCCTGCCCCCGCCGCTCACCGTCGGCGACCTGTACAACCCGGACAGCGGCGCCATCACCCGCCAGTACGCGTGGAACGACGAACCCTCCCACGTCACCTGCTACCTCACCGACGCCACCTGGCTCCTCGAGGACATCAAGGGCCCCGTCGACGTCGACTCCCTGCCCCTGGACAAGGCCACCTTCGCGACCCGCGGCGATGGCGAAGTCCTCGACCACCTCGACCTCCTCATCGACTTCGTGCCCGTCGTGCACCTGCCGAACACGGTCCCGCCGGCCGAAGAGCACTGGGGCCAGTCCACCCTCGGCAAGGTGTTGCAGGTCTTCGACGAACTCGCCGGATCCGACACCGACTCCAGCAAAGCCTCCGCGACCACCGGCGCACCGATCGTCGGGATCGCCGGGAAGGCGGTGGCCGCGCAGCAGCGCTACGACATCGCACCCGGCAAGGTGTTCGTCCTCGGCGAGGGCGGCAGCATCACCACCGTCGACACCAGCAAGAACCTCGCCGAGCTCCGCGACCACGTCCACGACCTCCAGGACCGGGCCGCGAACACCGCCCGCCTGCCCGCAGTCGCCCTGGGCACCATCGACCCCTCCCAAGTCCCCTCCGGCTACGCGTTGCAGATCTCCCTGGGACCGCTCGACTCGCTGGTCGCCTCGATGCGGCTGGCCCGCGACCACAAGTACGCACTGCTGCTGAAGATGGTCCAGCGCCTCTACCTCGCCGGCCAGCACCCCGACTGGGCGGGCATCACGCCGCAGCCCGCCCGACTGGCGTTCGGCCCGTACACGCCCACCGACAAGCAGGCCGTCCTCGAGCAGGTCGCCCTCGGCGTCGAGAAGCGCATCCTGTCCCTGGAGACCGGGGTGAAGATGCTGATGGAGGCCGGGTTCCCCATCGAGGACGCGCAGGAAGAGATCGAACGCATCCAGTCCCGTGCGTTCGCCGAAGCCGTCCAGCTGGCCGACGCCACCGGCGACACGGGGGCAGTCGGCAACTTCCTCGGCATCGACCTCAACCCCGACCCCACACCCCCCACCCCGCAACTCCCCGGCACGGGCGAAGACCCAGCCCAAGACCCGGCAGCGGGGGAGCAGGGGGAAGGCGGGGGCAACACGTGACGAGATCTGTGCTCAACTTGGATCTAGGCGCGGGGCCTGAACTGTCCTTGGGAGGACTGTCGCTCATGCGTCGCCCCGCGCAGCAGTACGGCCCGCTCGCCCGCAACGGCTGGGCCCACCCCTACCGCGGCCTGCACGGCCTCGCCGTCTTCTACAACGACGGAGGAGACCCGCCGGCCCCGCCCGCCCCGGGCGAGCCGCCCGCCGGTGATCCTCCCAAACCGGGCCCGCCCGCCCCACGCACGTTCACCCAAGCCGAAGTCGAAGCCCTCGCCGCCCGCGAGAAGGCCCAGGGCAAGCGGGCCGCGGCCAGGGAGTTCGCCGAGAAGCACGGCTTCACCAGCATCGAGGACGCCGAGCAGTTCATCGCCGCCGCCCGCCAGTCCCAGGAAGCCGCCCTCACCGAGCAGCAGAAGCGGGAGAAGGCCATCGCCGAACGCGAGGCCCAGATCGAGGCCCGCGAGCAGGCCGCCGCAGCCCGCGAACGCGCCGCGGCCCGCCGCTCCGTCCTGGTCGGCCTCGGCGCCACCGGCGACGACCTCGAGGACGCGGCCGCCCTGCTGCGCGTCGACGACGACGCCGACGACCAGACCGTCGCGGACGCCGCCGCGAAGCTCAAGGAACGCCGACCCGAACTGTTCGGCATCAAGCCCACCGACCCCAACCCCGGTCACCTGCCGCCCGCGCCCGGCGGCGCCCCCGCAGGCGGACCTCCCGCCCGCCCGGCCCGCACCGGCAAGCCCGGCGACCGCGGCCGCGCCATCGCAGCCTCCCGCGGCCACAGGACCGCCACCGCATAAAACGTCCAGCCACCCCAACGGGGGTGGCCGGCTGGGACCACGCCCGCTCCTCGTGGACGCACCACCCAGGTGGTGTTGCAGGCACTTACACGCTTTGCCATCACAAGGAGCACAGGTCGTGAACGACTTCCAGCCTGTGACCGTCGTGAACGAGACCGCGAACGCCGGCCGCCCCTGGCTCGCCTCGCTGGTCGGCGTGAACGACGGGAACGCAATCGTCCTGGATCTGACGAAGTTCGTCGAAGGGGTCCACTACACCAAGGGGACCCTGCTTCAGGGCCGCAACGTCCTCAAGTCCGGTCTGCCCCTCGGCAAGATCACGGCGTCCGGTCTGTACGGCCCGTACAGCGGCCCGACCGCCGAAGTCCAGACCGTCACCGTCACGGGATCGCCGACCGGCGGCACGTACACGCTGACCTTCAGCGGGCAGACCACCGCAGGCATCCCGTACAACGCGACCGCCGCGCAGGTGAAGGCCGCCCTGGAGGCGCTGTCCAACATCGCCCCGGGTGACGTCACCGTGACCGGCGGCCCGCACCCCGGCACCGTCATCTCCGTCACCTTCGCAGGCGCCTACCTCGGCGAGGACGTCGCCCAGATGACCGCCTCCGCGTCCGGCCTGACCGGTGGCACCAGCCCGGCCGTGACCGTGGCCACCGCCACCGCTGGCGGCGCATCCGGAGCCTCCGACGGCACCCAGATCCTGGCCGGCTTCCTCCTCGAGGAGACCTTCTTCAACCCGGGATCCACCAAGTGCGGCGGCGTCCTGCTGTGGCAGGGCGAGGTGTACGCCGAGAAGCTCCCCATCCCCTTCGACGCCGACGACGTGGCCTCCACCACCGCGTTCATCCACTGGCGCGACTAAGCACCCCAGGAGACCGCCACCATGGACCTCGACCTGCTCCTGCGGGAGCTCGACGCCGCAGAGATCAACGCGTTCGTCCGCGAACTCACCACCCCCGCGGACTACCTCCTCACCCGCAGCGTGGTACCCGAGCGGAACATCAACAACATCAAGTTCCGCACCAGCAGCAGCAAGCGGCGCGTCAACGCCGCCAAGTTCCGCGTCTACGACGCGCCCACCGCGCTGGCCACCCGCCACGCCGAGCGCGTCGTCAACGAGGGCCTGCTGCCCCCGCTCGGGCAGACCCTGCCCATCAGCGAGATGGAGACCATCCTCTTCAACATCTCGCACGGCCAGGACACCGCCGAGTTCATCGAGAAGCTCTACGACGACGTCGAACGACACTTCGAGTCGATCAAGACGGCGCAGGAGATCGCCGCCGGGAAGCTCCTCGCCACCGGCGTCGTCGACCTGCCCGGCAACGGCCTGGACGTCGACTGGAACGTGCCCGCGGCGAACATGCCGACCGCGACCACGCCGTGGAACGACGCCAACGCCACCCCCCTGACCGACGAACTGGCCTGGCTGGACTACCTGCGCAGCATCGGCGCACCCACCCCCGGCCAGGTCATCACCTCCCGCCGGGCGCGCTCCTTCCTCGCCGGCAACGAGGAGTACCGGGCCGCGTACTACAACACGCCGATCGGCGCGACCACGCCGACCGCGATGCTCGCACCTGACCAGGTCAACGTGGTGCGGGCCCGCTACAGCCTGCCCCCGATCGTCGAATACGACGTCCAGGTCTACGACGACGAGGGCAACTACGTCCGCGTCATCCCCGACAACCTGTGGATCATGACGCCGGGCATTGCGGCCAACCAGTGGGCCGAGACCCAGTACGGACTGACCGCCGAGGGCATCCAGCTCTCGTCCGGCCAGAACCCGGCCCTGACCGCCGAGCAGGCCCCCGGCATCGTCATCGTCACCAAGGTCGAAGACAACCCGGTCCAGGTCTACACCCGCGGAGCAGCGGTCGGCATGCCGGTCCTGTACGTCCCGGACATCCACATCACCGCCACCGTCCTGGAGGACTGATCCACCATGGCCAAGCTGGCACGCGCGGTCCACGTGACCGACCCGCACAGCGGACGCCGACTGGTCCTCCAGCCCGGCGAGGAACCCGCCGAGCACCTGGCTGCCCTCATCACCACGCCCAGCGCGTGGGAAGACGGCCACGCGCCCGACGCCAAGGAAGCCGACAACGACGCACCCGGCGACACGACTGGGACCGACGACGGTGACCGCAAGACCGCTCCGGCGGCCAAGAAGACCGCCGCACGTAAGACCGCGGCCACCAAGCCGGCCCGGGGCCGGGACGCCGCTGGCGAGGGCGACAGCGGCGACTAGCAGGGTGCGGGCCCGCCCCGTGGTGGGGGCGCCAACCGGGCGGGCCCGCACCCTCGCACCCCTCTCCCCACGCCGCCCCGCTAGGAGGCCCCCATGGACGCCGCCACCCAGGCCTGGCTCCTATCCCAGCTCGGCACCGCCACCGACCTGACCGACCTCAACGCCCGCTACACCCGCCTCGGCACCGCCCGCCCTGTTGCCCTCGAGATCCTCTACGAACGAAAAGCCGCCCTCGTCGCCCAGCCGGCCAGCGTCAACGTGTCCAGCGTCGTCGCCGTCACCTTCACCGAGAACATCAAAGCCCTGGAGCGGCAGATCGCCCTCCTGGAATCCGGCCATCCCCCGGCCCCCGACGACCCGGCCGGCACCGGCGACACCACCACCTACCTCGGCGTCGTCCAGCTCGTCGAACGGCCCCGCCGATGACCACCCCCGTCCGGCGCCGCGGCCGCACCCTGCGCCAGCGCCTGCTCGCCTACATCACCGACGCCGTCGACCGGCTCCGCCGGGCGTGGTCCATCCTGGCCATCGCCCAGACCAGCCTCCTCAACGCCCTCGCTACCCTCCGGCCCGGCCGCTCCTCCGGCACCGGCAGCCGACTGCGTGCCGCGATCGCCGCGTTCAACACCAGCCTGGGCACCTTCGCCCGCACCGCAGGAGCCTTCGCGGAACGCTGGGCCTCCACCGACCTCCCCCTGGTCTACCGCGAAGGCGCCTGGACGATCCTGGACAACGCCGACCGCCGCAACGACCTCTTCCAGTGGACCGACCGACACCGCGCCGCCATCACCGGCCTGTCCGCGCAGTACTACGCCGACCTCACCTCCCGCAT